ATACAAAGATAAAGGATGGTTGGAGTACAGACACTATTCTACCTTTGACATAGACAACATGTCTGATAATATGCGATATAACATCCGTGTGTATAAAAAGGGAAAGAAAATGTTTCCAAAAGCATTTGCGGCATATCGTATTGGATATATTCAACCCGCAGTAAACTTCCCACCAATGACTGCTAAATACTTATATGAGAGATTTACTGAAGATGTTAAAGGACAACAACGAATTGTGGTCTATGACCCGTCCGCTGGTTGGGGCGGTCGTATACTTGGTGCTATGGGTGTTAGGGATGACCGTAGGGTGCATTATGTTGGCACTGACCCTAATCCTGATAATTTTTATGGGGATGTGTCAGGTAGTAAATATGAGTCTTTGGCTGATTTTTACAATACCAGAACTTATAGAGGAAATCCATTCTTTTCCGAAACAAACACTTACCACATTTTTCAAGAAGGTTCAGAAGAAATCCACACACATCCCGACTTTAAACAATACAAAGGAAAAGTAGATTTTATATTTACATCTCCTCCATATTTTAATCGAGAAGCATACAGCGAGGACGAGAAACAATCATATAAGAAATTCGGCTCATCATATGAATTATGGCGACATGGATTTCTTGCACCAACATTAGAAACTTGTGCAGAATATTTGAGACCTGGCAGATATATGGCTTGGAATGTTGCGGATTTGTTGGTTGGTGGGAAATATCTACCAATTGAAAAAGATAGTATTGACATACTTGAATCTTGTGGTATGATATACAAGTACACATTAAAGATGGCGCTAGAAGGAATGCCTGGACAAAATAGAATGGGTGAAGATGGTAAACCCACATGTAAAAATTACTGTCAAGTTGATGGGAAATACTTAAAGTATGAACCGATATTTGTTTTTTGGAAACCAGAATAAGGAATTAGATAATGGATAAAAAGATTATAAGGGGAGCATCAGAACACGACCTCCTGTATATTATGAACCCCAAATGTGGTTGGTGTACTAAACAGGACCCAATCGTTGACGAGTTGAAAAAAGATGGTCATAAAATAACAATTTTAGATTTCAATAATCCCAATGATATGAAAAGAATAAATGAAGTAAAAGCAAAATACAATGCACAATGTGGCACACCACATTTTATTGATGCGAAGACTGGTAATCAAATTTGTGGGTTTAGAGAAAAAGATGACTTAAAAAAATGGGCCCAAGGTGAGGAAGTAGAAGTACCCGAACCACCTCAAAGACCAACGCAGAAAAAGTATAAGTTGGAATATGTTTGGATAGATGGAAACGACAGCGTTAGAAGCAAAGTAAGATATTCTAATATATTCCATCTACCAAATGAAATTTTAAGTGTCGATAAAGTTCCAAGTTGGTCATTCGATGGTTCGAGTACTAATCAATCGGATACTATAGATAGTGATTTACTTCTTAATCCTATTAGATTATTTCCTAATCCAATGGAGTCTAGACAAACACCATCTTGGTATGTTTTTTGCGAAGTCTTGAATGTCGATGGCACGGCACATGAGTCAAATTCTCGTAAAAAATTATGGGAAGCATTACAGGACAACAGAGAGCAGAATATTTGGGTTGGTATCGAGCAAGAATATGTAATTACAAATTCAACAACAGGCAAACCATTCGGATGGGAAGATTATGACAAAGAAATTCCACCCATACAGGGTGATTATTATTGTGGAGTTGGTAACGACAAACAAAAAGGAAGAATGGTAGCAGAACAACATGCACTTTTATGCACACAAAGCAATCTTTCATATGAAGGATTTCATCCAGAAGTTATGTTATCTCAGTGGGAATATCAAATTGGTCCAGGAAATCCATTAGATATTGCAGACCAACTTTGGTTTTCTCGTTTCTTACTACAACGGACAACAGAAAGATCACCACATCCTGTTTCTGTAACATATGATTCCAAATTGGTAGATGGCGACTGGAATGGTTCAGGCGCTCATATTAACTTTTCTACCAACTACATGAGAAATTCTGCAAACCTAGAATATATGAATGTTATTTGTTCTGCCTTTGCAGAATCACACGACAAAGCGATTAATTCTTATGGTAAAGATAACAATAAGAGGTTAACTGGTGAACATGAAACTTCATCTATTAATACCTTTACATGGGGAGAGAATGACCGTTCTGTATCCATTCGTATTCCATCTAGTACGGTTACAAATGATGGTAAAGGATATTTGGAAGATAGAAGACCGTCAGCAAGTATGAATCCATATGAGGCACTTACCTATCTAGTTTCAACCATTTCAGAGATTTCTGAAGAATTATTGGTCACTACATAATATATGAAAAATACATTGTCAAATGTCTCATATAAAGAATATCTGAAAGACCAATTGATGATATTATCCCCACACTTTTCTATAAAATCTTATAAAAGAGCAAATGAAGAAGATTGGATGGGATTTGAAAAAGGTAAAGATTTAAGAATTCAAATTCAATGGCAGAAGGATTGTATATGGGAGTGGGTTACAGAAAGTTCACTATGGGTTCAAAGAAATACTAATAAAGAAGATAGACTTTGGATGCGAAGACACGCAGACCCAAAAATTAATGCATGTAAAAATTCTATTATTAAGAAGACACCAACCAAAAAGAAGGCAAATAAAACTTCTAATATAGGAAGCACTCAAGATTGTTTTGAAAAGATGAAGAAAAGATGAAATCTCCTTTAGTGTGGAAAATTAAAGACGATAATGGTATTATTACTTATAAAAAGGGTGATGTTGTTTTAAAAAATGGAAAATTATATTCTGCAATAAGGGCAACAAATGTTACTGTAGGTTCTCCCGAACACGGATTAAAGGCGGGATGGGAAGAATTGACAGAAGAAAGAATTCATAAATACAGTGATTCGTCTACAGCCCCACTAGACCCATTTGTGGGTGATGAATGGTTGGATTTGACAACTGGAAATCTTTATAAGTATGTTGAAGACGGAACATCCACACAATGGGTTGAAATATAGAATATAGAATGATATTGTTAGACAATAACCAGTTAGTTTTTGCGAGTTTATTTCATGTGTTAAAACAAGACCCAGAGATTCACGAAAGTCTTTTCCGCCATATAATATTAAACACATATAGAATGTATAGAAACAAGTTTTCGGAACAGTATGGTGAACTTGTAATTTGTAATGATGGAGGAAAATATTGGCGGAAGGATATTTTTCCAAATTATAAGGCGAACAGGTCAAAAACATTAAAGAAATCTGATGTGAATTGGGATGATATTTATGGCATGATGGACGATATTCGCGAAGAAGTAATAAACACTTTTCCATATAAAAATATTAAAATTAAGACTGTAGAAGCAGATGATATCATTGCTATTATTTGTGAAAAATATCATACACAGGAAGATATTGTTATTGTTTCTAGTGATAAAGATTTTCAACAACTTCAACGATATGAAAATGTAAAACAATACAGTCCAATCAAAAAGGAATTTTTATTTTGTGAAAACCCAGAGATATTTTTAATTGAACATATTCTTGGTGGTGATTCTTCAGATGGAATTCCCAATATTCTTTCTGACGATGATGTGTTTGTGGATGAAAATAAGAGACAAAAGCCTTGTGGTAAAAAAAGAATTTCTGAAATGAAAGAAGACATTGGAAAGTGGTCCAGTCATGAAAATTGGAACAGAAATCAAAATTTGATAGATTTTAATAGGATTCCTGATGAAATCAGAAATATAATATTAGAAGAGTTTGAAAATAAGCCAAAAGTTGAAAATAGAAGTAATCTTTTTAATTATTTTATTAAACAGAAATTGAAAAATTTAATGCAACACATAGAGGAGTTTTAAAATTGTGAGCAAAAAGAAGAAAAATGGCAACCAAGTTGATGCTGAAGATTATAAGGAAATGAAGACAAGGGGTAGAAGGAAAAAACACCAAAGAAAATCAAAAAGACATTTTGACAAAGACGCTTTGCGTGGTATAATGGACGGTACAGTTGATATGGATGCATATCAAGATTATGTGAATGACGAATATTAAGTCAATGGAGATATTATGACAACAGCGACCACTTTAACTTTAACACAGAAGACTTTTGATATATTAAAGAATTTTTCTACTATTAATTCTAATATTTTAGTGAAGCCTGGAAGTGTTATTAGAACAATTTCCCCCATTAAAAATGTAATGGCGGAAGCAACAATAGAAGAAACTTTTGATGTAGAATTTGGGATTTGGGATTTAAACAAATTCTTAGGCACCATTTCTCTTTTTACAAATCCAGAATTTGAATTTCATGAAAAGTATGTTACAATTCGTGATGAAAAACGAAATACCGAAGTTACTTATTATTATTCTGAACCGAAACTCCTTACAACAGCAAATAAAAACATTAATATGCCAGAAACGGTAGTTGATTGCACTTTGACCGAATCAGTATTTGGTGATATATTACGAGCATCTTCAGTGTTACAAGTTTCAGATATAGCAATTCGTTCTAATGGAGATGAAATTGAAATTGTTGCTCTTGATAAGGCTGATTCTACTACGAATAATTATTCGGTAGCAATAGGTGATAACCCAGATAATAAAGTTTTTACTTTTTACTTTAAGGCAGAAAATTTGAAAATGTTGCCTGGCGATTATAATGTTGGTATAAGTGATAAAGTTGTGAGTCAATTCAAGAAAGTAAACGATGATTTGATTTATTGGGTAGCACTAGAATCTGATTCAACATATGAAGGGTAATTTATGAAAATATTAGTAACAGGTGGAAGCGGATTAGTTGGTTCTGCTATTACCGCACATTTTAAACCTGGCCACGATGAATTAGATTTGATGGAACTTGATGCAATCATAGATTACATTGAGGAAAATGAAGTTACACATATTATACATTGTGCAGGAAGGGTGGGCGGTATAAAAGCCAACTCTGAACATCTTGGTGAATTCTTTTACGAAAACATCATCATGAACACAAATGTTCTTGAAGCGGCGAGAAATTGTGGAGTAGAAAAGGTTGTGTCGTTTATGAGTACTTGTGTATTTCCTGATGATGCAACATACCCACTATCACCCGACCACATTCATGATGGAGAACCCCATTCATCCAATTATGGATATGCGTATGCAAAGAGAATGTTAGAAGTTCAGAGCAGGGCATATCGTGACCAATATGGTTGTAACTTTGTCACTGTTATTCCCTGTAACATATACGGACCAAACGACAATTTCGATTTGAACAGTAGCCATGTAGTCCCTGCACTTATTCGTAAATGTTACGAAGCAAAACAAAACAATACAAATTTTGAAGTGTGGGGAACAGGTGCGGCATATCGTGAATTTGTTTATGTTGATGATGTTGCTGAAATTGTAAACTGGGTGTTGCATAATTATGATGAACCAACACCATTTGTAATTTCACCAGATTTAGAAATAAGTATGGCAGTATTAGCACAGACCATTACTTTCAAAATGGATTTTAGAGGCAATATAGTTTATAATCACAATTATCCAGATGGACAGTTGAAAAAACCATCAGATAATAGTATTTTGAAACGACATCTACCAGAATTTGAATTTATACCAATACAAGAAGGATTAAGCAGAACTATAAACTGGTTCTTAGAAGAATATAAGGTACACATATTATGAATAAAGTAGCAATAGTAACAGGAATAAGCGGGCAAGATGGTTCATATCTTGCAGAGTTTCTTTTAGAGAAGGGATACTATGTTCATGGTATTCTTAGAAGGAACTCGGTTGCAGAAAACCAAACTGCAAGGTTAGAAAAAATCTATAATCATGAACGATTGACATTACACTATGGAGATATGACAGATTTGGCATCACTGATTCATATACTTCAAGATGTTCAACCATATGAAATTTATAATCTTGCGGCACAATCTCATGTCCGAATCAGTTTTGATATTCCAACCTATACATCACAGACAGATGCAATTGGTGTATTGAATATCTTTGAAGCGTGCCGTATTGTATGTCCATATGCAAAGATATACCAAGCAAGTTCTTCAGAAATGTTTGGAAATAGTATTGATGATGACGGATTCCAAAGAGAAACAACAACAATGCGACCAGTAAGTCCTTACGGTTGTGCAAAAGTTTACTCATTCCATCTTGGAAGAAATTATAGAAATTCTTACAATATGTTTATTAGTAATGGAATTCTATTCAATCACGAATCCCCAAGACGAGGTTCAAATTTCGTGACAAGTAAAATTGTCAAGGGTGCAATTGCAATTGCATCAGGAGAAGCAAAAGAACTTCGTATGGGCAATTTAGATGCACGAAGAGATTGGGGACACGCAAAAGATTATGTCCGCGCAATGTGGATGATGTTGCAACAAGATAAACCAGATGATTATGTGTGTGCTACTGGAGTCTCACACAGTGTTCGTGATTGTTGTGAAGTTGTCTTTAATAAATTTGGATTGGATTACAACGATTATGTTGTGTTGGATAAAAAGTATTTGCGACCAGAAGAACTTCATGATTTGAAAGGTGATTCAAGTAAACTTCGTGATGCCATCGGATGGATTCCAGAATATACTTTTGAAACTTTAATGGATGATATGGTTGTAAGTGATGAAAACTACAGTAAGGCATTTAAAGATGTCCACACACCATATGATGCGGTGAGATAAAAATGAACGAATATTTATGGGTTGAAAAATATCGACCACAAACAATAGAAGAATGTGTTCTGCCACAGAGTATCAAAGATACTTTTCAACAAATGGTTGATGCAGGCGAGTCGCAGAACTTACTTTTGTCTGGAAGTGCAGGCTGTGGAAAAACCACAATCGCTAAAGCATTGTGTAATGAATTAAACACAGACTTTATTATGATTAACTGTTCGGAAGATGGCAACATTGACACTCTCCGAACAAAAATTCGGAACTTTGCTAGTACGGTTTCTATTACAGGCGCAAAGAAAGTTGTTATTCTCGATGAGTTTGATTACAGCAATGCACAATCTACACAACCTGCATTGCGTGGTTTCGTTGAAGAATTCAGTAATAACTGCCGATTTATTCTCACTTGCAATTTCAAGAATAGAATTATTGAACCAATTCATTCTCGTTGTACATGTATTCCATTTACAATTCCAAAGGGTGAAAAACCAAAACTTGCTTCTCAGTTTATGGACAGAGCAAAATGGTTACTTGAACAAGAAGGAATTGGATATGATGAAAAGGTAGTTGCAGAATTAATAATGAAATATTTTCCCGATTTCAGGAGAGTAATAAACGAGTTACAAAGGTATTCGGTTGCGGGTTCAATTGATGTAGGCATTCTAAGCACAATAGGCGATATAAACATTAAAGATTTGATTTCCTTTATGAAGAATAAAGACTTTACAAATGCACGAAAATGGGCAGTCGAAAACCTAGATAATTCTCCTACCGAACTTTTCAAAAAAATATATGATGGACTGCATGAAGGATTAACTTCTTCATCTATTCCACAGGCAATTTTAATATTGGCAGAATATCAATACAAGTCTGCATTCGTAGCAGACCAAGAAATTAATTTAGTGGCATGTATTGTCGAACTTATGATGGGATGTGAATTTAAATGAGCGAATTTAGACCAATTGGAAAGTGGATTTCAGTCACGACATCATTAAGGTCAGAAAAAACTACGGAGGCCGGTATTGTATACAAAGAAGAAATTCAAAGTAATTTATATACATGGAGTGATGTGGTAGCAGTTGGCTGTGATGTTGTGGAGGATGTTCAACCGGGTGATAGGGTATATTGGAAGTTAGGAAGCAACAAAGGGTCTTTTTATGAAAAGGGCGATGTCGTGTATGATTTAGTAAATGTTGATGATATTGAAGTGATAGACCGTGATGAAACTAAGTGATTATTTAAATGCCATAAACCATTCAAAGAAACCTTTGATGGATACTGAAGATGAACAAGTGGAGAAAGAATATTCTCCATTTATAATAAATCGGTGTTTGTCGTATTTTATTGATACGGTTTTATATTCTAATATGATGAATCAACACGCACACCTTTCTTCAAAAATGCAGTTTAATTATCTTTCTGGTTCTATCCGAAAGAGGAAACGATTCAGCAAATGGCTCAAAAAAGAGATGTCTGATGATATAGAGATTATTAAAGAGATGTACAATTATTCAGACTCTAAAGCAAAAGAAGTGGTAGAATTATTCACTTCAGAACAAATAAAAGAAATCGATGAATACCTTCATGGCGATGGTGTAAGGAAGTAAAACCATATATAAAAGGTAAACTTACACATGAGTAAAGGATTATTATGGAATATGATGATGATATTTTTCAAGGATTGGGTGTAGAGATAAAATTGGCTTCTGAAGATGATTTCTTAAAGGTAAGAGAAACACTTACAAGAATGGGAGTATCTGCAAGAAAAGAAAAGAAACTATACCAATCGTGTCACATTCTCCACAAGAGGGGAAGGTATGCAATTATGCATTTTAAAGAGTTATTTGAGTTGGACGGATTAGAATCTAATATTTCAGATAATGATATTGGAAGACGAAATGCAATTTCTGTATTATTAGATGAATGGGAACTTTGTAAAATAGTAGAATCAATTGAAGATGATGAACCAATCGCAAGCATTGCACAAATAAAGATTATTTCTTATAAAGATAAAGATGATTGGGAACTAATACCCAAGTATCATATAGGTAATAGTTAGAATGAAAGTTATATATTATGAAAACCCATTTAATAAGTTTCTATAGCGATATAGATGGTAGAACATACTACAGTGACCATGCTACTCGTTTGACTAGTCAGTGTGATTCTTTAAACATTCCATATGATATTAGGGAGAAAGAATCTCTAGGTTCTTATCAATTGAATTGTTTGAGTAAACCCCAATTTATTTTAGACATGTTGGAAGAAATGCAACAGCCATTATTATGGATGGACATTGAT